ATCTACGGCGACTTGCTTCATCTCTTCGAGCCAGCGAGGGGAATCGACGGTCTTCGATAAAATTGAGTGATCCATGATACCAGTCAAGGATACGCCCAAGAGGCGTTCTTCTTCTGTGTTGTCCCGCCATACTTTCCTCAGATATTTGAAATCGGTTAGGGTTGACTGTAGGGTGCCCAAGATTGTAGCGAGGCGTACCTTGCGCTTTAGGCTCTCCAGTGTGTCGCTTTCGCGTACAACAACCTCTGACAGGTTGCAGAATTGATAGGGACGCAGGATGATCTCAGAGCAGGGGTTAGTGCCGAACTGGATGAAGGATTCATCAGTGCGGTGAGGGTGAACTGCGTAGTGACTGTCGGTATCATCAAGCAGAGGTCTGTCGTGAACTTTACGACGACCGTTCCGCGCAGCTTGCTTCACCGCAGCTTGACGGTTGAACAGCCCACGTTCTCCGGACTTAGACTCGTATAAAGATACCCACTCACGCATAAACGTACCCATCTCCGGCTTGCCCTTGTAGGCCACAGAGTTGTTGGCAAGGGCGCGTTGCCCTTCGTTCTCCCACCATGCACCGGACTTGGCATGGGCCATCTGATCATCGTTGAGGTTCGACAGGGAGATCAGTGCGGAACGACGTACGCCACCCACGACCACAATCTCGCCCACCTTGCACATCAAGTCGTGGCATTCGATAGGAAACAGACGACGCCCCTGTGCCTTCTTGAAGAGGGCTACAGTGAACTGAAACAGATCATCTAGGGGTCCGGGACCGGATGCCCTGCCGCCCATTGTCTTGAGCCGCGCACCGGACGGACGGACAGCAGACAAGTCCCACTGCGGAATCTGACCAGCGTAAAGCAGTGCGATAAGTTCCCGCAAAGACTTGGCCCATCCCGGCTTAGAGTCTCCTACCTTAATCACTGTGTCTGTCTCGTGCATAGCGTCACTGATTACAGGAAGCTTGTCCACGTTCTCTCGCTCCACAGAGAAGCCTACACCCGTGCCACACATAAGAATGTACATGCACTCATCGAACGAACGAGGGCTATCCACAGGGATGTAACTACAGTTGTACCCGCAGATATTATCCCTTGCGAGAGCCGGACCAGCAGTCATCATACCCCGCATAGACGGCATAATTTCTTGGCTTATGATTGCGTCACGAATGTCTGTTATGTCGTCCGCCGACATGTCAAACCGATGCTTGCCCTTTACTTGATAGATCATAAACTTCAAGTAGCGTTCGACAGTCTCATCCCAATTCTCACGCCGATCTTCTTCATCGATCCAACGCGCATAGCGGGACTTGTGTATAAACTGTTGATAGGGGGTGGGTAACATATTATTCATCAGTCGTCTCCTCAATAAGTTTGTCTAAGTACCATCTCGCTTTTTGTAAATCTTCGACACCGTTCTTGTATCGATAGCGCCACAGGTACTTAATGATGTTGCCTTGCAGGTAATGTCCGTATCCGTCGTCTGTTGCAGCGCGGATAGCGTCTATACACTCAATCCCTGCTTGATTGTAGTGCGGCGGTGAATTCACCATGTCTGCTTTAGACTTACCAAACAGGTCTATCTGCTGATTGTAGTACGTGTCTAAAAGCTTCTCTTCGTCGGGCTTAAACGCATTTCTCTGTAGGGATTCCATAGCAGCCTTCTTCATAAATTCCTCGTGTCTCATCTGTTGTCTCCGTCGCCTTGCAGCTTACCAGTGGTTTTACGAGACTTCAACTTATACATGTTCATCTCTGCAATCTGCTGCAAAGAAAAGCCTAGATCATCTGCTAGGGCGGCGCAATACCAAAGGACGTCACCTATTTCTTTCGCTATCTCGCCCTTGAACAGTGAGTCGTCGCGTCCGTCGCGATAAACCTTCTTTACCTTGTCTGCCACCTCGCCCGCCTCGCCAGCTAGACCTAGTGTAGGGTAGGTGATCTTCATGTCTTCGGGATAGATGGCAAACTCACGAGCCTGCATCTGATAGTTGTTAAGGGTCCAGTTTTCTTTGATCATTGTAGTTTTCCGAAGGTTACTTTTACAATGTTTGAATCGGGTAGGTGTTCGACAGTAGCCTCTTCATCTGCCTCTTCTATCATGCTCTGCTTAGTTGCTTGAAAGGTAAGACGGGCCATACCAGCGTTCATGATTCTGTCGAAGTCATTCTCCATCAGTTCCATGATACCCGCTAGCACGACAGCACCGGCAGGAACGTACTCATCGTCTTCCTCTTCTTCGGTGGTATCATAGGCTGTCATCTTGAGACTGCCTTCCTCGTCAGCATCCCGTATGACTACATAGTACCTACTAGGAAGTAGACTGGCCTTTTCGACTACTGCTTCAAAATCTTCATCGTTGTCATTCATCTTTGTACCACTCCTCTGGGATTGATCCTTCCGCCCACTTAAATCCGTGTCGGTCAGCCCAAGCACCGTATGTTGTTTTGCTGCCCTTGTATATCTTATTCTTTGCATTCAAGAACACTATGCGGATATCGTGATCCGGGTACTGTTCTTTGATTAACTGCATCTTAACCCTGTCACCCTTGTCGAAGTAACCCTTCACTTCAATAAACATCTTCTGATCCGGAAGATAGAAGTCGGGCGTGTAGGTGCGCGGCTTGGGTATGTAGGCAAGCTTTACACTTTCATACTCGTAGGGGATGCTACGTCTCTTCAAAGACCTAGCAACGCCCAACTCAAAGTTAGACCGGAACCCTGCCTTCCCTGCTGATGACTTTCTCATAGACGCATTCCTATTGATCCCAGCCGTCTTAGAACGTACCCCGCGACCTTTGGGGACAGTTCTTCTAGGCAACTCATTACGTCTGTCAGCGGCTTCAGAGGGACGCATACGTTAACTCCGGATTGTGATAACCTACTTACTGTTTGTATCTCAGTCTCGACGTTCACAATATCCCGCTTGTCTGTGTCAGACGATAGGTTGCCGGACTCTGTGAAGTCGTTCAAAAGAGTCAAGGGAAGACCCCTACTGTCTTGACGAATACGCACGACTTTCCTGCCACCCCCCACCTTCTTGTGGGATTCGATGTACAGGTGATACATGCTTTCGTTTAGTTCTAGTAGTTCTTCCGAATAGTCACGGATAAATACAAATGGCACATTACATCTCCGTTTTCTTGAGACGTGTGTACCAAACTTTAGGTGGGTTCTTAGCAGCCGACGTCACCTTGGAGTGCAGTTCAGCATTCGGCCAACAGTGATGCCGGAAGCCGCACAGGTTGCACTCTTTTGCCAGCACCTTATTCCCCGTGCGTATCACCTCACCCTTTCGCTTGTACGTTTCAAACGTATCGGGGAAGGGCTTAAAAGGTTTGACACTTGGGCCTGTCAAAAGTTTGACACGTCTCTTGGCTTCCTCTAGGTATTCTTCTTTATCTTCTTGGCACCAGTCCGGGACATCAACACAGGCGACTTCACCACTCGACTTGTTTACGACTATCCAGCCACCGAAGGGCATACCCGTCGCTTCTGCGTACAGAAAGCCCTGCATAACATATCCGAATGGATCATCCTTCTTTATCCCCTCGTAGCCTTCGAAACCAGTGAACTTGGACTTGTATGCGTAGTCACTTGCCGACTTGATATCCCATACCTTCTCAACGCCCGACTCATCCCGAATGATTACGTCGAGTGTTCCGTTTATCGTCACCCCGTCGAGGTCAAGGCTAACAGGACGCTGATAGTCCACGATGTCTACGCCAGCCTCTTTCATAATCAGCATGACGATGGCTTCGGTTATGTCACCGAACAGAAATCTAAAAAGAGTATTGTAGGACATGGTTTCTTCCACGCCCTGCTTATCTAGTATTTGCTGGCACACAGGTCTTCCAAGACCCGACATGCGTATGCGCCACTTCCTCTTCTCACGAGACAGTTGATCCGCAGTGGCAGCACGGCAGTCCTCTGCAAACTCTTCAAGAACTGACGGGGGAACAGAAGTGTCCCCCCGCAGCGCCTTAGACATGAAGTCTTGGATACTAAGCAGCGTTAGCATCACCAAACTCCGCAGCAAGATCAACGTCACTATCAGATACCATTGTCTTCACTGCTTCACGATGCTCGTTCATAACTGTATCGTTATGCCCCTTGACCGTATCAGCGAACAGGCCGAATAGGTCTTTGTCATCGTCAGAGATGCTCACTGTTTCGCCCATCTGTGCGACAGGGGTCCAGTAGGTAACGCTTCCCTTTTTGTTCTTCATAGTCGATAGCTTCATCTCGACTTGCGCCATAAGCTTATTCTTTTTGGTAAGCCCATCGATAAAGTCAGAGATTGGCTTGAAGCCCGAACGCTTGAAGTATGCAATCATAGGTTCGTTCTCCATAGCCACGACATTGCCGTCAGCATTTTTGAATTCGCCAGTGATGCGTCCGTAGATAACTTGGTTACATACTACAGCACGAGAATTGATGTACGCAGGATCATCCTTATCCAGTCCGTTCTCTTCGTCGCGTGTCAAGCGGCCACACTTATTGCCACCTGCACTGTCGGGGAACTGCCCCCCGAATGAAGTCTTCTGAACTGACTTGGCGGAGAATCCACCCCTGCCCTCGTTCATCTCAGCATCCCACAGGCTGTATTCAAACGTACGCAGCAAGGGACGCACTACGACGTCATCTGCGTAAATCATCTCACCATTGTGGAATATCTTCCACGTTCCACGGACAAGGGATCGACCATCGTCCGTTTCCGTATCATAGTTAATTCCTAGTCGGGGAAGCCCGACACGTTCTTGAACAGCACCCTGCCCAGTCATCTCCATCAACGACTCTACTTCGTCATTCCGGAAAGCTTTGGCCATAGCGCCGAAGTCATCAAGTTCCATAAGTTCTGTCCCAGTCATGTTTCCTAAACTCCTTTTCATGAGGGGTGGTAGATTGATCTTAGCCATATACAACATCTAAGTCAAGCCAGTTTTTTCCTGCTTTGATTTCTATCCCAACAGGCATGTCGTACCCTATACCATATCTTCTCATTGTTTCAAAGGGAAGAGACAGCATAGCGTGTTTCATTAAGTCTACACAAATGTCAATTTCATCCGGATGAGCATCCATGACAATCGAATCGTGTACTGTATTACATATGACACTCTCAATGCCGGAGTCACGCACAGCCTTCTCCAGTGACACCAGTGCGATGGGTAGAAGGTCAGCAGTCGCAAATCCCTGCACAGGATAGTTGCAGATCGACGTCCTATGCGTAGCTGTACCGTACTTCGTCCAACGAGCGTCGGGGAAGGCGTACTGTCGCCCCGAAGGTAGGGTGATGACCCTTTTCTCGACAGCCTCTCTCTGCAAGTCCTCGTGCCATTCTGTGACCTGTTCATACTTTTCCTTGAATGCACGGTAGTAGTTCTGTTGATCCGGGGTGCCGGTGGTGCCGCCATACAGGGGCTTGAAGGTGTGCGCCTTAGCATCTTGTCGAGAACAGCCGATGATAGAAGCAGTGTAGTTGTGTACGTCTGTGCCATCTTTGACGTCAGCGTACGCCTGTTCATCCTTGGCAAGGAAGCCAGCTACCCTAAACTCTAGCTGCGAGTAGTCTCCCTCAATAATCTGTCCACCGTCAAAACGACTCTCGACCACCTTGCGGATTTCGAAAGTGTTGCCTCGTGGCATATTTTGGAAGTTCGGATTGCGAGACGAAAGGCGACCCGTCGCCGTAACACACTGCATGAATTCCGGATGGATGAACCCGTGATCATCGACATTGTTTTTCATACCCTCTACAAAA